AAATAAAAAGGTCGTAATAACCTTTTTATTTGAATTCTATTTTAATTTGTTTTTTTCGGTCAACAAAGTCTTGTACTCTTTTTTGTGCAACTTTAGTATAATTTTCACTTAATTCTATACCTAACCATCTTCTATCTAATATTTCTGCCGCCACCAAACTAGTACCTGAACCCGCAAATGGGTCAAGAACTACATCGTTTTTGTAGGACAATATCTTAATCGCCTTTGTTGGTATGTCCATTGAGAAAGTTGCCTTGGTGAGTGATTTAGTATCTGCAAAGTAATTCCACTGACCAAATACAAGTTCCATAAACTCTTTCTTATCTTTTTCCTCATATACAATTTTTTTCTTTAATGTCCCGTCTTCCTGTTCAATCTCAGTTGGGACTCCTTTCCATTCTGGTTCACCTTTAACTTTTTTAATGTGTTGTTTTTTATATGCTAATATTACACATTCTTTTGGATTATAAATATATGGAGAACTGGGACTCATCCAAGAACCCCATGCGGTTGTCTTACTTCTGTGTGGAGAATCTTCTTCTAAATCTACAATTCCAAAGAATTTAAATCCAACCTCTTTCATTATTTGATAAAATTCTGAAACAAAAAATACTCTACCTCCTCTATCTTGAACATTCACTTCGTAGGGAATGTTAATTGAAACTCTACCGTCATCTTTAATCAATCGGTAAGTTTCTGTTAACCATTCTCTTGTCCAACTCCAATATTCATTCATAGGTAAGTCATCTATGTGGGTATCATATTTAATTCCACAATTATATGGTGGTGATGTCACAACCAAATCAATACACCCTTCAGATAATGTTTTCATTACCTCAATACAATCTCCATTTATTATTTTTCCTGTTTCCATAATTTTTAAATTCCTGCTGTTAAATGATAATTAAATCCTTTACTTGTTGTATCACCATATGATTTATAAATTTCATATGATTTTTCATCATATATAATTTCGTTTACTACTTCGACTCTACAACCAACATCATAGACTTTTAATCTTAATTTATCAATATCAAAATCTTCTTCAAGTGGTATATCATAAATTACTTGTTCACCTTTACAATAATTTTCAACAATTAAAAAGGCTTTATTACTACAATATTTTTCTTCGTAATCAATTTTTTCTATATCCAAAACTTCTGTTTCATAAACAACTTTTCCATCCTCATCTTCAACTCTTAAAATAAATGAATCCGCAAAAGGCCCCATAATAGATTCGTTTGGCGAATCAAAAAAACTTTCAACTTCTAATATTTCACATATATCGTCGCATTCCATCTCATCTAATTCTACCCCGTTATCACGAAAAGTTTCGTATTGTTTTGTGTTTAATTCAAATGGGTAAAGTTCTGCCCCTTTACCAGCTAAAATAATTTTGTAGTATTTCATATTATTATATCAATTAAAATATCCATTACTAACACAGTTGTTAACACTATTGCTACACCAATTAAAATTCCCATTACTATCATCATTTACTTATCAATTTTAAAATTAATACTACATTCAATAACAAACTTACATACACTAAACTACCTATCATATCTTATCTTTTTTTAATTAAACTATTTCTGTAATTATTTGAGCTAATTTATATCCCGCAAATGCTCCTCCCGCGGCCGAACCAGGGAGAACTATAAACTTACCTAAAATTGTGTCATATTTTTTTCTGTTGACAATGTACGAAATTAAAACGTAATACAAAATATAATTTATTAAAATTAAAAAGTCCAATTCTTTTGCAACAAACACAACAATAGAATTACTTAAAAAACCCCACATAAAATTTATAAAAGTTTCTCGTAGTAATTCACTTGGTGTTGTGATTGCATCTAAAACTGAAATTTCTTTACTAAGTCCTGTTTTATTTTTCGATGTTTTCGATGTGGTGTTGGAGGTACCAAAGGGCTTTTCTGAGGTCTTCAAGTTCTGTATCTTTTCTTTTTTTTCCTGCACGACTAATATATTTTATTGCGTTTCCTAAACTAAACCCCAAATCCCAAGCGTCAATAACTTTTATTGCTTCATATTCATTATTTTTACCAAATTGGTAATGGTCAGGATGATTTACCATTTCTTTTTCTATGTTAACCTTAGACGAATTTACACACTGGCAATTACCATTTCCCCCATTTATTGGGTTACACTCACAATTATTTTTCATTTATCTTATTAGTTCTTGTTATTAATAAACTCTGGATTAACATTTGCTTTAGACTCCATCATTTTTTCAGATAATTCATAATCATCATCATTTCGATATTCTTTCAACAAATCATCATTAGACATTGTTCCGTATTTTTCACTTAACTTATCGGTATCAATATCTTCATACATAATACTTAACGTTGATTCCAATTGTTTTGCGGACACTAATGATTCACAAATAACATTAAGTATTTTATATGGATTTGCATTTGACGCTGGTCGTCTATCCTCAACATATCCTTTCCATTCCTTTGCGGTTGACATAGGTACTCGGATAGAAGCTCCTCTATCACTAATCCCCCAACTAAATTTATTAATTGATTGTGTTTCATATTTTCCAGTTAATCTAAGTTCATTATCTGAACCGTAATTTTTCATATGTACGTTTTTCCTTGATTCAAAAACATTAAAAATTGATTTAAAATATTGTTCTCCACCAACTTCTCTCATTATTTTATTTGAAAAATTTGTATGTAGTCCTGAACCGTTCCATTCACCAATAACTAATGGTTTTGGGTGTAATTCAATCTGATATCCGTATTTCTCAGCAATTTTGTAAAGAAAGTAACGAGACATCCACAAATCATCCGCAGCCAATAATTTACCTTTTGCGAATATTTGATACTCCCATTGTCCTAATGCAACCTCAGCATTGATTCCTTCAATACCAATCCCACATTCTAAACACATATCCAAATGTTCTTCAACAATATTTCTTCCAACAATTTGTCCTCCAACACCACAATAATATTTTCCTTGCGGGTCAATCATTGTACCTGAATCAAAACCTAAAATGTTTTGGTTATGAGCTGAACGTATAAAATATTCTTGTTCAAACCCAACCCAAAAAGATTCGTCTTCTTTACCTAACTTTGCCCTATCATTTGTTTCATGTGCATTATTTTTATTATCCATGACTTCACAAAAAACATAGATTCTATCATATGATTTATACAGTCTAACTGGTTTGAGATAACAATCAGAAGAATATCCTTCAGCTTGTTTTGTTGAGGACCCGTCAAACCCCCATTCGGGTATGTCTTTAATAAAATTTATTGGATAATCAACGATTTTTATTTTACTTCTAAGATTTGGTTCTGGCGTATATCCATCTAACCACACATATTCCAATTTAATTTTCATATATTATTTATTTTTTTTTAGAATTAATAAAACGTACGATAAAATATAATTTATTTATATTTTATTGTCAATTATTTTTAATTTTTCAATGTTAAATGTTTGAAAAATATACGACATTATTTTTCTTTTCATAATTGGAACAATAGATTGTTCTATTGGAAAATCTTGTTCACAAGTTATTTCAAAAACCGGGAAATCTTTATAATACTCCGTTTTATTGAATTTTGAATAAGTCTCAATAATTGATAATAGTGTGGTACTATCCGCCTCATTTTCATATATTTTGGTTATCTGTGTTTGAGCGTTATTTTTACTGTCCCGTTCTTTTTTTATTTTATATTCCCAAACATAAATTTTATTTTCTAACTTTTTATAGTAAAAAATATACCCATAAATTGAACCTAAATTTTTTTTATTTTTTTTTACGGAAACATCGATACTATCAAAAACAATATTCCAAATTGATTTGGCGGTATTAAATGTGTCAAATAATTTATCATTTGAATACAAGATTGTTTTATTTAACTCATTTTTTTCTTCGTCCGATAATTCTCTTGGGGTTTTTGGATATAAATCTTTTAACACAATTTCATCATCACATGAATTAAATTTTTTATTAGTTAAAAGTAGAATGTTTTCATTAGATAATGATTGAATATTTGCCATGTGCAAAGATAACTCAACAAAATCAGGATAAATTTCAAACTTATTTAATCTTTCTTCACATTTTTGAATGTAATTTAACAGAGTATATTTGTTGTATTCAAAATCTAAAGGTTCTTTCAACATCCACTCGGGGTTTAACTTAAACTCCAATTTTTTTTTTCTTCCCATACAACAATTATAACTAAATAAAAATCTTAATCAATTCTCATCACATAATATAAATCGCCTAAAACTGTTATTTCTTCTGCGGTACCATCATATCCATTCAAGGTATGTCCATAACCATCGGCATCTACAACTCCATTAATAAATTCGTCTTTGTCAACATATTCTTCCCAATCAAGTCCCCATTCATCCATGAAAGAAGTAACATCATATCTTACTTCTTTAAGTTGTTTTTCAATTATATCTTCAATTAAGTCATCAGGGAAAGAACCTTCAGGGTTTTCTATTTCGTCTTGAATTTCCGTTTCCATTTCGGTAATCTCATCATTTAACTCATCAATTTTTTCTATAATTTCATCATTATTTTCACTTTCCATTTCATCATTATCTATCTCATCTTCAAAACTTGAAATTAAACTTTTATATTTTTCTATTTTACTATTTAAAATACCAATTTTTTCTTCTTGTCCGTCAGATAAATTTCTTTGTGAATTATCCACATAATTTTCAGTGTTATTATAAACATCGTCGTTAAATAAATCCTCAGCATATGAAATTATTGCTTTCTCATCAATAAACTCTTTGGCAAATGTAGGATTAAATCCTCGATATCCAATGTCGTCAATTAATTGGTCAACATATTCATAAGCACTTCTCTGCATCTCATCTTCATCACCAACAGCATATGTACGGTCTTCTAAGTTAGGAACTCCAATTACCTCAAACTGAGATGTGGCATAAAAACTTCCGGTTGGGATTATATTATAAACATCTATTTTGTTTTCAAATTCTGTTATCTCGTCCTCCAACTCACTTATTTCATCCAATAAATCACCTCTTACCTCTTCATCATTATCATATTCTAATTGAAGTCTGTCAATCTCATTTTGAATTCTTGCAATTTCACCTATGTCTTGATTGGTTATTATATCTACATCAAAATTTTCAGACAAATTAATAAGTAGAGCATGAGCCTTTAATCCAATCTCAGGGCAATTGTCATCTAAAGTCCACTCACCATCCAACCTTCTCTCTTGAGCTTCGTCTTGTCTTTCTTTTAATATTTGTTGAATTCTTAAATTAGCAAGTCGTTGTTTTTCTTTTTTTGCCAACTCCTTATCAGTATATATTTTAACCTGTTCAGGGTATTCCAATTTAATGTATTCATCAACCGATGATAATATCTGATTTAATTTGTTGGTATTTAAAATCCAACCATTTTTTACGGTTTCATCCAAAGCATCATAATATGTTCTGTCTCCATCAAATTTTTGAAGAAGAGCAACTTTATAAAACTTGTCATTAGTTGTTGCATTCTTATCTAAGATGTAAAATAACTTACCGTCTTCATTATATTTTTTAAACTGATGGTCAGTATCTGCACTTGTACACCATTTAGTACCCTTACCATAATAACAAGACGAATCATGTGTTAATGGATTAACAACAAAGTATCTACCGTCATCATAAACAACATTACCACCTTCAACTTTATTAACAACTCGTCTTTGTCGGTTATAATAATCTGATAATGCGGATAACAATTGTCCTATATTTTTATATTGAAATAAATCAGTGATTGGAAGATTACTTGATATTTTTTCAAACTTTTGTAGTGCTTGAGCAACCTTTGAAAGGTTTTCCTCAAAATTAACCATATCTAAATGTTTACCCGCCCAATCCAAATATTTCTGTGGTACCGCCATAATAATTTTATTTGCATTATCAGTGCCAAACTTTTGTGAGTACTTAGCCTTAAAGTCGTCAACTCGTCCTTCTTGTATTAATTTTAAAAAATCCATTATATCTTTAATTGATAAATATTCTTTTACTCTTATATTTCCATAAAGATAGTATTTATTATCAGTAAACAAATAAACTAACTAAAATACAACACAATGGGATGCGGATGCAAAAATAACGGAAACCAATCACAACAGCCTTCACCTCAACAGGTTCAACAAGCTGCTGCTCAAAAACAACAAACAAACGAAAGTGTTAAATCGGCGATTAAAAAAACCGTTGAGAAGTACTACAACGTTAACAAAACGAATAAGTAATTTAACATATTTTAAAAAATTAAAGAAAGGACAATGAAAATTGTCCTTTTTTATGAATTAAATTGTTTATAATTAAACAAAATTAAATTTATTCAAATAAAAACCAATGATATTAAAATCACCAACAAGTAAACTATCAATAGTTAATTTATTCGCAGATTATATTTTAAATAAAATTCCAAAGGACGAAGAAAGTATTATACAAGTTGTTGATTGTATGAACTTTTATGTTATTAAAGGTAAAACAACGTATGAAGAAACTTTAGACATCGCAAAAATAAAAGATGAATTTACATTAAAGTTTAAAGAACAACTATTTGACTTAAAATTGACCCATACGATTGATTTGATTGATTATAATTCAAAATTAACCCCGTCCGATGAAATAACTTTTTCATATCATAACAACTCAAGTAATTGTTCATATCATAAAAACCAATGTAATGAATATTTGACAGATAATACTAAATCTTACGACTATACTTTTCATGTAAAACCAATTTTGGAAGATAACAATTTAATATTTTGTTCTGAGTTTCCTCATGGTTATTCGTTAAAACAAGGAAGACTAATGTATTATTATGGTAAACATATTTTATATAACATTCCACATGATTATCCATATTCAACTTTAACATTTAAAATATCAATGAAAAAAGATGAATTTGGTGATAACAAGTTCTCAGTTAAGAACTCCAACCAAAAAGAGGATGAAACATTAACGTCGGCAATATTAGATGTATTTGATTTTGATATGTCTTGGTTAGAAACAGAAATGAAAAAAACAGATTGGTCTGTTGAATTAACCAACCCACTTCAAGAATATGATTTTCTTAAAAATAAAGTAAAAGATTTTGTAATTTTTTAAATTAAACCAAGTTTTTTTTGGTGTCCTTGTATGATGGTGACCGCCTCAGTTAATTCGTTATAATTTCTTTCTGGCGCATATAAAAAAGATTTATGTTTTTTATTATCTCCCTCAATAATTAACATTGCCGGTATCATATCATTTTCTGTTACCTCAACAAAAATATCATATTCATCCTTATACTCTTCAATATCTCGGTCAAAAAATTCAATTCCCTCATTAGTTAATATTTCTTTAAAGTCAGTACAAAAAGGACATCCCTTCATGGTATAAACAACAACACTTAAACTTTCCATATTATAATTTTTTTGCAACTTGAATTATTTGCTCTGTTTTAAGTATTCCCGTACTGTGGTAAACTTCCTTACCTCCAAAAAATCCTTTAATCGTTGGGACATTTTTAATTTTCAGTACATCAATAGCGTAATCAGTATTTTTCTCTATATTCATAGTGTAGAGTTTAATATCAGAATTTTCATCTATGAGTTTTTTTGAAGCTTCTTCAAACATAGGTTTCATAACTTTACAAGGTGCACACCAATTTGTAAAAAAATCAACCAATACTTTTTCACCATTCTTAATTTTTTGTTCTAATTCTACGCTTGTAATTTCCATAAGTTTTATTTTAATCTATTTTTTTTTAAATGTTTTTAACAATTGTTGAATGAACATAGTTAACTCGGTTAATTGTTCCTGTTTAAAATATATGACTAAGGTATCATTATCTTTATTCATTAATAAATATAAATAAAAAGGTTGTTTACTAGAATAAATTTTAGATTTATAACATATTTCCCCATTATCAAAATCTAAATAAGTTTCACTAAAAACTAATAATAATGAACTTTGTTTTAAAAAATTATCAAATTTTTTTGGCACAACAATCTCCATAGTAGAAAAAATACCATCTTTTTCAAATTTTAAAATAAATTCAGGTTTGGTTCGCATTTTTTATTTATTAAGTTTTCCCATGTCAAATAACCATTATCTTCCCAAATGGAAGTAGATTCAAGTTCTAATCCGGATTTATAAAATGTTTTAAGTTTAACCGTATCAAATTTTTCATTCTTTATATAATATAACATACGTTGGTCTAATTTAAATAAAACATCATTCCATTTTTCTGATAATTTTTTATTAAATCTACCTAATGTTTGAACTCTATTAATAGAAATACTTTTATTTATTAAATTTTTAGTTAATTTATATTGGATGGTCGCTCTATCATTTGAATTATCACCACCCCTACGTAAAGAAATAATAATTGAGTCACAATAATTAACATAAGTTTTAACACAATTAGATTGAACATAACTTTCTTCATTATAATTCGCGCTATTATCTAATAACTGTGGATAATAAATATCTTCATTATCTTCAATTGGTTCAGATATAAATTCATAACTATATTTTGGGTACTCTCGATAGTAAGTACCTTCCCTATACGATTGTATTTTATCTGCCCAATCCAAGTGTTCCTCTCTGAATTTATTTTTATTATCGTCAGATGAAATCCATTTAATATTTGGTTCATACAATTTTAAATCACAATAAAATCTTATGTGGTCAAAGAATGTATAATAGTCCAATGTACCATCAATAATAACTTGTTTGAATAAATTAAAAACTCGTCTTAATTCTTGAGTTGTAATATGTTGATTAAAGTTTTCATTTAGTGGAGGATAAGATGAAGTACTAAAATTTAAACATCCCAAGATTAATTTATAGTCTTGATTAACCCATTCAGAATCAAAAGTATCATAAGCCCATTTAAGTATGTCAATGTTTAAATTTTCACAGTTGTGTAACGCTTTCTTAATTTGTTTACCATATAACTGATGTAAACTCATAAACGCATCAACCATTCGATTATCATTTTTTTTAACGGATTTTTTAATTTCTTTACCAACCCAATAACCTTTATAAACGTAAAAATTATTTGGAAACTTTACTCCACGTTTATTTAAATAAAATTTAAATAACTTTTGGCTAGATGTTAAATTATCAAAACTATTAAAGTTGTCGATTGTTTCAGTAAATATTTTTAACATTTCCTGAATAAAATTGGAGTCTAATTTATTATTTGAAATGATGTCAACGTTATTTTTAATTTTTGCAACCAATGAACTCAAAGGACTACTACAAAACATATTTCTTCTAATAAACTTGATTGCATTTTTTTTTAAATTATACCCAAGAATGGACCCATTATAGACATCACCAGTTTTTAAGTTTACACTAATAAACTCAACATTTTTTACAGTCTTAAACCATACAACTCCAGGTCTTCTACTTTTATGACTTGTAAAAAATTTAATAGCAACCTTGTCGTCATACTTCTCAACAACTATAGTAGTATTGTCTCTTTTAACTGAATACATTTGATTAGCAAATTTATCGACAAATTCTTCTTCTGTTACATAAATTTGTTTTTTTATAAATAATGGATGTTTTTTTGTTGGTGGAGATAAAATAAAATTATCACTACCAAAAATGGAGGATACAGTATCAGTTTTTTCTACCTTATATGGACTGAATAGTTCGTGTTCAATAGTTTCATACTTCACAAACTCTTTTTTAAATAACACCTCTCTCATATTACAAAGATAATAAATTGCTTGTAATAATCAAATAATATAAAAAAAAATGGTAAAGTTATTTATACTAATTAATTTAAAAAAATTGTCCCAAATTTTGTTTCAAAAATATAATTATCAGCGGGTTTAATTTTAGGTGTATTTGGGTCTTTACCGTTTAATATTAAACAGATTTCAAGAATTTGTTTTTGAGTTAAAGACACATCATCACCTTTATCAAGATTAATGAGTGATACCTCCCTAATTTTATCATAAAAATCAAGTTCTTTTCCTTCAGGAATTAGAGTAAAAAGGTCTTTGGGGTTACTTTTAAAAAATTTAATAACACCATTTAAGTATATTTCAACATCAACATTCATTATATAAGGTTTAAAGGTACAATAATTAATCTTGAAGGTCCCACATTCCTCCACCCATATCAGTTCCTCTATTTTTTATTACTTCAGGTACTTGTACGTTTGTACTACCCTTAAGATTTAAAAAATATAAACTAGGTAAATTTACAATACATTCAGGAATTTGTGTTAGTTTTTCGTTGTTAAGTAACGCTAAAAACCTTAATTTAGGTAAATCACAAATTGATTCAGGAACATTTTCAATACAATTATCAAATAATATCATTGTCAAATCTTTAAATCTTCCAATTTCATTAGGAATTTGGATAGTCACATTATTTTTATCTTTATTTTGAATTTGGAACTCTTTTAATGTGTCAGGTAAACTACCAATTAAATCTTCTAACCCATATAATCCAATAAATTTTCCAATCACTCCAGTACTAAAACTATCAATAACTAATTTTTCACCATTTACAGTTAAACCTTTAGCAAATTCAGGTTTGAAAAAATCTTTTAACTCACTCATTGGTCCGTTCAATAATTTAACCAAATCTTGTTGACGGTCATCCTTATCCATAAATTGATTTGACTGAAAGTGAAACTGGTATCTTTCTTTTGGTAATCCTGTTTCAGGTGAAACATCAGTATCGTTTTGTTTGTAAACAACGTATAAAGAACCATCTTTAATATATCTATTGAACCATTGGTCAGTGCCAGGTGTTGATGTACACCATCTTGTCTCTTTGTTATTACCACCGTAAAAACAAGCAGCTTCTTTTCCAATCGCCCCTTTGTTTTCAATTTCAATTACTTTCCATGTTGGACCATCAAATGCTAATTTTGCTCCAGGGTGAACAGACGAAGTTTTTCTTTCTGATTTTGTGGTTGTCGCTAAAGTTAAGTCAAAATCTTTAACTGCATCATATAATGAGTCGGTAGTTAATTTATTAATATCCCTCATGTCTTGACTAAGTCTTCCTTTAAACTTTTCGTATTTAAGAAGGTCTTCTTTAACTTTATATAAATCTTCAATAAACGTACCTTTTACTTGTGCTAATTCACGTTCATAACCATTTTCACCAGGTTGAATTTCTGTAGGTACTTTTAGATATTGTTTAATTAACCATTGGACATACTTACCAGCTTTGACTTTACTTAAATCGTTTGGCTTGGCATTGTTTAAGTCAACATCATTTAACCTTGTTGTTGGGTCAGCGGCAACTAATGCATTAAACTCGTTTTTAGTTAGTTGAGCCTTTACGGGTTTACCATCTTTATTTTTAAATGGTTTAGTAAGTGCATCAGATAATAACTCAAATCTTGAATCTTCTAAAATGACTTTTTTTAATATCGAAGTAAATTTCATTTATGTTATTTTATTACTATAAATATATTATATGTATTAAATATTTTAATAATTCATAATTAAAAGTTCTTCCCCCATGTTTTGGGTCTTACCTTTTTTAGCCGCGGCAGCTTTTGCAAATAATTTTTTTTCCCATCTGTATTGTGTTTCAGGAAACCATTCATGTAATAACTCAAAATCGTAATAAGATAAACTGAATTTACCTTGAATACCATGTAAAACATTTGCAAGTCTTTCATGGTCTTCTCTGTCAAAGTCATGGTTATTGTAATAATTTTCCGTTTTCCAGTAAGGTGGGTCCAAATAGATGTATGTTGTTGGTGAGTCATACTTTGCAAGTACGTCAGCAAAATCCATATTCTCAACGTGAGTTATCTTTAAGAAATGTTCTATCCAATCCGGTTTTGATAGTTTGTCTCTAAATGTTAAATATTTTGATTTGTACTTACCTTTAAGGTCAATAAATGAACTTGTTTCAGGTTTTGACCCACTGAACACTTGGGTTAAAACATAAACGTATTTTGCAGCAACTTCGTAATCGCCAGGTTCTACGCTGAAACCTTCAGCAAATATTTCAGCTTGGAACCTGATAAATTGTTCTTTATATAATGGTGGTGTGATTTCTTCACCAAATTGTTGGCAATCAATTGAGTTGATTACCTTCAATAACTCCGTTGGGTTTTGAATACACTTAAATAGGTTATAATTTAACGGATTAAAGTCGTTGTAAACAACTTTCTTTAGGTTGGGAAATTGTTTTAAGTCCATGTTAAAGAAACACCAAAACATTCCGCTAAAAGCCTCAACATAAGTCTCCATATCTTTATCATAGAAAGGGACAATCCACTTTCCAATTTTACTTTTACCTCCAATGTATGATAGCATAATTTTCCTTTTAAATAATTATAGGAAAAAAATATTAAAAAGCAAATTATTTGTAACAATTTTTGTAAGGTCGGCAAGATGCCTTCTGAGTGAACCCCATATCTTTACATGAAGTAGATTCACAATATGACTTACTATATTTACGAGGTTTTTTTTGTTCCTTTTCATCAAGGTACATATAAAGAATTCTACGAATTTGTTCACTTAACATACTTATAAATATAGTATAAGGTTGTATAAAAACAGTTTTACAATTACATAATTTTTACTATATTTATTTTAAATTTAGTACTATGAAAACAGTTGAAGGACAAATTATCGAAGAAAAGGACATTATTAATGAACCAAAAAAAGAATGTAAAACATGTAAACAATCAGGATTAACTAATTTTCAAAAAGGTTCAGTAATTTTAGGCTTATATATATTAATCTCCGCAATATACGGAACAGTTGAATTTATTAAAGATATAATATCATATTTTAAACATGTCTATTAAACCTAACATTTAGTTTAACATACATATCACCACCTAAATAACCCTTCCCTTTTAATCTTAAAGGTTTAAACGTATCAAATGTTGGTAGTGCGTTTAAAACTAATTCACCATTAGGATGTGGAACAGTAAACCTATCTTTTTGTATTTCTTCTAAATTTAAAAATAAATTATAAATTAAATCATTATTTATTTTTTCATATCCATCTTGATTAACTAACTCAATTTGAATTACTAAATCTCCATAAGACCCATTTTTAAAGTCACCTAAATTACCAACTTTAAGATATTGACCATTATCAACGCCAATTGGTAATTTAACACTAACTTCATGAGTTTGTGATTTGACCCCTTTACCGTCACAATGATAACATCTGTGTGTTAAATTATATCCTTTACCCGCACAAGTCTCACAAGCGGTTCTAATCTGTTGAACCATGAATCCTGTACCAAATGTTTTAATTTGGAACCCAGAACCCCCACAAGTTCCACAGGATTGTTGTTCTCCTCCAGCACCAGAACAAATATTGCAGTGATTGTCTCTCATATAATGAATCGTCTTATCAACACCATTAAACGATTCGATTGGAGTAACTTGAACTTTTATTATTTTATCAGGAGCAGTTTTTTGTCTTTGTCCATTTCTTTGGGAAGCAAACATTTGATTAAACAAATCCTCATATGATGTTGGATTACTACCATTGAATGGGTTATTTAATTTATTATTATATTGAGCTCTTTTAGTTTCATTTCCAACAATGTCATATGCCACTGAAATTTCTTTAAACTTCTCTCCTTCATTAGGATTTACATCAGGATGGTACTGTTTGCTTAATTTCCTGTAGGCTTTTTTGATTTCATCTTGAGTGGCATCTTTACTTACGCCTAAAGTTTCGTAATAATTATTCATATATGGAAAACTATTTAGTAGTCTTGTTCAAAAATAAAAAAAGAAAACGAATAATAAAGAAGTTTATCACTTTATCTCGTGCAGAATCGTTTTTTAATACGTTAATCAGTGAATCAGATGAGGTAATATTTAATGTTCTTGTTAAAAACACAAAAGATTGTAAATTAGAGTTAAGTTTAGTTGAGTTATCCACCAATCAATCATCACCAGTTTATATTACGGATGAGTATGGTAGAAATGTTAGAGTTAAGTTAGAAGATAGTGGTATGTCAATTTTAAAAATAAAACCTTATCGTGAAGAAGAATTGATTTTTGATATTCAAAAGAAGAAAAAAATAACAACAAAAGATTTAATTAAAACTTATCTTAAGACTGATGGGTTAAAAATGATATCAGTTTTGAACAATAAAATTGTACTACAAAAAGATGAAGATATTAAATTATTTTCTTTAAAAAATGAAAAGGAGTCTTCCAGATTTATAGATTGTCTGTCTTTATATTTTTTTAAAATAAACCGTAGCGATTGTCTTTTTATTAAAGACTATTCATCACCTCAAAGAAAATATTTGTATAGTTTATTGGAATCTAATGGATTTGATAAAAAAATACTTTATAGAAAGTTTACAACTTATCCTTCTCGTCTAAGATAAAATGGAAATCCGTTCCTGATATGTCAATTGTAAATTGTTTGTGTTGTCTATCAACTTCTCTAAAATGATTAATTACGCTGTTATATTCTCCTTTAGGTAATTCAAATATAATTGTACCTTTTCCGCTAAATAAAGTTTGAACCGATTCGGCAATCAATGCTAGTTTCTCGATTATCCTAATAGAACTATCTTGATTTTCTTCCATATACTTATTTTTTTAGGTTTGGTAAATAAACTTTCCTTATCAAGTTTTTTAATTTCTGTAATCAACTTGTCTTTACTATTTTTAAGTTCGTTTTGGTCTTTTAATTTTTCACCATTAAACCAATTCAGTAACTTTTGACTCTTCTCCGTATTCATCATCTAAATTTATTTCACTTTCTAACTCACTAGAAATTTCTTCCATATCAAAATCAAAATAAAGATTTTGTAATTTATCCAAATCAGTTTTTTCAAAAGTTTGTTTTAACTGTTCAACAGTTTGTTTAAATAATTTTTCTTTTAATTCTCTTTCTTTATTCAAGTTAATAATCTTACCAATTTTAACCATGATTAATGAAACCTCTTTTTCATTTATTTCACAAACAAAAGTAACTCCTTTCATATTTTGGTCCTCAACCTCAAATCCAATAACTTTTCCTTCGTCAATAATATTTTTTGGTATTGACCACTTTTTTTGAAATTTCATATCAAAACTTAGATATGTTTCTAATTTTCTAATTGAATGAATGTATTCAACGAATGGCTCTATTTCTTTATAAAAACTCATTTTTGTATGATATATGTTATAAAATAACTAATTGATACTCCTAAGAGTAAGAGTTCCCTGTTACTAAGAACTAATGGTTTTGGTTCTTTTTGTAACAGGGCTCTTAAAAATTTTAAGACATTAGATAATGTCACTAATATTGTAAAAACAAATATAAAAAAATATATCGTATTAATATTATGCATTCTTATCTAACTTATTATGTTCTAAAATTTCGACTCTTAACTTTTGAGTCAAAGCTTTTAACTCTTGTGCGGATTTTCTTGCTCTGGTACCAGCGCTTTTATTTCCTCCAAAAAATTTTGTTGTATCAACCGATAATAACTCAGCTAATACTTTAATTTGTTCTAATGTTTCCATTTTTTAATGTATAATAGTTTATTTATAATCAAAATAATAAGGTTTTCTATTTTGGTGTAAATAGAATCGACATTTATTCTGAGTTTTTTTCAATTAATTTATAAAGTTCTGTAAGTAAATCTAAGTCAGATTTATAATAAGTTATACCAATATCAAAAATATCTTTTAGAAATTTTGTGATTGATTTTTTAATATCAGTTTCTTTTTGGTTATAAAAAGTATCCATAAAAAAAGATTTAAAATAATCCTTATGTTCCCCATTAGAATTAATTATAATATTTTCTTTTTTAAAATTTTCGATTGTTTTATTCCAACACCATTCAAAATGAGAAAGATTGTCGTTAAGTGATAATAATATTTTAGTTTCTGAAGTATTATCACCTAAATAGGTGTCTATAATAGTTTGATTTAATGATTTAAAAAAATCACCATATAGCTCAATCTTTTCATAAGTCATGTTATGAATATTGAGCCAGATTATTATTTCATCTTTAGGTAAAGGTTTTGCCATCCAATTAAAAAAATTCTCCATAAAGTATAAATCTATGGAGAATGTAACACAATTTTAATAAATGTGAATTTTTATTGAGTTTTTCTATTGTAAGAAATTAAATCTTTCATTTTTTGTAAATCCTCATTAATTATTTTTGTTGTTTTAACTTCAGAGGATTCTAATTGATTTAATATTTTTTCTGCCTTATCTGTTGAGTTTGATTTAATACCTTTAAGGGAACCTTTTTGTGTTTTAGACCCCGCAACATCAACTGGTTGTGATTGTCTTTTATAAGAAACATTCATTTGTTCTGCACCATATAAGTTCTCGTCAAAATTCTTCTTGAATCTATCTCCAGTTTTTTCACTTCTTTTAGAAACATTCCCTAATGCTTTACCATCTTTACTTGTGACCGCATTACCATTTTTAGAATTACCCTTAATTTGATTTGAAATCATTTCATCGTCAGGTTTAATTTCATCGTATACTAAGTTTGTCATACCAGGGTATGAGAAAGCTTCAATATATTCGTCAACAGCGTCTGATGGATTATATTTCATTTCATTGTGGTCTTTTTCCATGTCGTAATTACTTTGAGGGAAATCGTCAGGATTTTCATCGTATCCTTTACCACCCATGAACATATCCTTCATATAATCTTTCATTTTTATAACCACTTCTTTTGCATAATTATCATTCTCTTTCTTGTCTAACTCTAAAACCTTATTAGTCTTTTTAAGACCTTCAGCTTCTTTTTTAGCAATGTTTGAAGTTTCTGCTCTATCTTTAACTTTTTGTTCAAGTACAATTTTTTCAATCATATCAATTAACTCACTCTCTCGTAATGATAAAACATTATTATTACCTGTCGATTTTCTCTCTTTTAATTGAGTCCAATCCGTTTCGTCATCTAAATCAAGTTCATCAAATTCACTATCATTATTTTCATACTCACCCTCATACTCATTGTCTTCATCTTCATCAAAGTCATCTTCATTATCAGAATACTCATCAACTTCTTTTTTATTATATTTTGAATTTCTTAACTTTTTAAAATCAGCCGCGGTAATTTTACCTTTAGGGTCAGCAACGTCAATTTTAGATTGATTACCAATAAGTTCTTCAAAATTTTCACTTTTATTATTAAATTTTTCTTCAAATTTAGAATCAATTTCTTCATTAAGAATTTTTGAAACTAATTTATCAATGTTGGTTTGAAAAGTTTTCATATTACGTTTTTAATATAAATATACTATTTTATTCTTTTATTTAATGTTTCGTACTCATGTTCTAAAATTGTTATTACAACATTGGGATTTATCCCCAATTTTTTAGCGACATTTATAATTGATTCTTTAACTGTTTTATTTTTAACAATTGTTAAATTATTAATATCCCCTTGATTACAATATGGAAACTTGTTACATTTATTTTTAATTTTAACAAAACCTCCGCCAGGGTATTGGGTTTTTCTACTTGGCCCCCAATCTTTTTTATTAGTTGATTTGGCCCACATTGCAGGTGTTTCGTATGCACCAACAGAACCTGAAGTAGTTGCTTCTTTTGTCTCTGTTTTTATTGGTGCATTACCGTGTTTTTTATCTTTACAGTTACATTTTTTCATACCACAAATAGCACAAACACTCTCTTTTAAGTTAGGTGTTTCAGATTTACTTCTTTGCCAAAACTCATCATTACCTCCAAATACTGGTCCTGAATATGCACCTGAAGAACCTGAACCTGTGGCTTCCTTTGTTTCTTTTTTTTTACCTATCCCACTATTTGATTTTTTATTTTTTTCTAAGAAAGTTTCATATTTATACTGATTGTCATTAACTTCTTTTGTTTCTATCTTTTTGGTATCACTAAGTCCGCAATCCTTCATAAATTTATTATAATCAGTTTTAATGTTTTCCCGTTTAAATTTGTTAATCATGTCCTTAGCAATTGACATTCGATTGTTAATGTCTTTAACTTTTTTAACAATGTTAACAATACCGTCAACCATTTCTTTTTGATTATTTTTAGAAAAATTATCACCTTTTTCTTCAGTAAAACTTGATTTATATTTTAAAGCGTCTCCCATAGTATTTTTGTTTAATTTAACATTAGGCTGAGTTGAATATGCTTTATCAATTGCAGATTTAAATATTTGTGATGAGGTTTCCATAATTATGCGTTTCTAAGTCTTGGCTCCCAATAACTACGATTCATCCACATAAATTGATAAAATTCTCGGAACATTCTTAATGTTATATCTTTAACATCGCCTTGAAGTGTTCCTCTTTTAATTTCTTTTGAAATTCTATCCATTAATTTTTCTTCGAATTGTTTAAGAGTATTATTATCCATAAAGCTTCTAATTTCCTTACGAATCATCGTTTCAATTTCTTTTTTATCTGTTACTGTAAGTGCCATTATTTTATAATTAAAAGTGTACTTAATACTATTACGGCAGTGCCGGATATTATTGAGGTAAATTTATTTTTAACTTTCAACTTTTTTAAATCCCATTCAAGTTGTTTTGTGTGTGACCCTAAAATTGAATATTTTTCATTCTCACTATTAATAATTGTTTTATAGTTTGTCTCCTTAATACTCATTATAGAAATTATACTGTCTTTCTTATCAACAATTTTTTCGGTTTCAATAAGTTGTTTCTCAGTTAATTCTAATTGAATTTTAGCTGAGTCCCCACTCAATAAATCCTTTGCCATTTGTTTTACAACTGTTATTGGAAAACATTTAACTGGTTCATTTTTTGTACCTATTTGCGAAAAAACTATCGAGTTCAAGCTCAGTATAGTTATCAACACGTTTAATTTCTTCATGATATTTTTTTGCTACTTTAATTTTATCTTTTTTTATTCTGATAACTTTTGTTTCAATTTGTGTGACCTGTTTATTAACTTCAATAATTTGGAGTTCTAAACTATTTTGTTCTTTATTTATTTCCTCAATCTTATTATTTAAAAATTTAATTTGTTTTCTGTCTTCACGCAACATTGTGTTATTAGGTGTAAGAATAAAAATAAACCAATACAATAAAAACAATCCAAATAAACCCGCAAGAATTATTTTATAATATTTAACAAAAAAGTTTTTAACTGTAGTTATCATATTAATTTCGTAATTATTTTGTTTTTTTTCTACTTGCAATAACTTTACCCCACTTGGATTTAAATTTTTGGTAGAACTGTTGTAATTTATTAATCATACTCAAAAAATCTTCATCAACCTTAACCATAGTACCATTTATATAAATTCCACTATCCTCTCCAATGTTAAATGTAAATTCAATATCTTGGTCAATAATTTTACCTGACCAATCAACATTGTTTTGATAAACATTTAATATTCCAAAATCAACTAAATCAGAAACCTCATTAACAAACTCGTCCATACTTTCTTGGAACGCTATTTTTTCGTCAGAGGTAATACCTAATTCATCTTTATTTTTACCGTGTAATGATAAGATACCACCAGAAATTCTATACTTCTGTGTTTTATCTTTTGGTGTTGTTTCTCCATCTTCACCATCACTAATAGCTGTTTCGTATTCTTGGTCTTGAGAAATTCTGTTTTCAATGCTCGCGCCAATATTATCTTGAGTCTCTTGTTCAAGTAAAATTCTTGATTTTTTTAATAACGATTTAATCTCGTCATATCTATCATTGTGTATATTTCCCATTTTCTATTAATTTAATAAAGTTTTTAAAATCAAAAGATGGATTTAAATCTGTGTACTTTCCGTCAAAATTACTTTTTGAGACAATCCCCTCAAAATGTTCAGTTCCTTCAAACTTAGTATTATGACCTATACAATTCCTTTTAATCTTGAATGTTTCTGTTAAATGTAAACATAATTCTGCGGCAGATTTAACTTGTTCCTCAGAGTACGGTTCCCAAAAAAAGAAATCTCTCCATTTTTTTTCATAAACTTCCTGTTTATAAATACTTCCTTTCCAGTTAATGTGATAGTTAGTTAATGGTTTCTTTTCTAACCAACCTAAATTTTCTAAACAAACAATAATTGAGTTTCGATTAATATTGTCTTTTGTGAAAAAATTTGTGTGTCCTTCGTCAGGAAGTAACTTAATGATTTTACCGTTTTTGGCAATTACGTAGTTAGGTATTTTATCATACTTAGAATTGTATCTAAATTTAAGGGAGACTAAGTATTCCTCAATCTCCCTTGATGTATGGCATAAAATTATTTGTTTTTTCTTTTTTTGTTTACCTGTTATTTTAAAATTTCCGTATTTTTCAATATCAAACATTTCTCCTTGTGTAACTCAATCTTTTAATTTCAGGGTCTTCCGTTAATTCTTCTTGTGAGGTATTTTCAATTTGTTGTTTTTCAGATTTATCTGTTAATATTTTTTCAATCATTTCCAACTGTTCTTGTGTTGGTGTAAATTTTTTGTTTTCATTTTCTTTTTCAATTTCAGCTTCTTTTTTACCTGCCTCAATACTTAATTCATCAACATTTACGTTGGCACCATTAACTTCAATTTTTTCTTCTTCTTCAAACTTAACTAACATATGTAAAAAAGATAACGAAATTATTGGTAACATCCCTCCCCCAAATAAAGCCAAAAATCTTTTATGACCAATTAAATCTCCTGATTCTACACCAAGATAACTAACAACTGGGTCAACTAATTCAACCCAATCTTTAAACGCTTTTAAATCAACGTCAATGTATTGATATGCAAAAAAAACATTACCGATAAACTGAATTAAAGTTACAATTCCAAATGGTATATAAACTTTTTTACCCATCTTTGCCGATATGGCAGCAACTGCGGATAATGCCGCAAACTCCACACCAATTGATAGATATATTGCCCAACTTAAAGGGTTTGATAATCCATACCATTTAGTTACGTGAGATATTGAAACTATTGCAACGGCAAAAATTGGAACCAAAAATGCAATATAAATTAGTTTTTTAAAATTTTTTCGTATCCAATTCATTTTAATTTGACTTTAACTTTTTAATTTCCTGGTCAATTTGAGTTTGACGATGAACATCTAATAATTTTCGGTCCGTAGCCTGAATCATTCTTTTTTCAGATTCTAAACCCATAATAGTTAATTCTACATTCATTTCTTGTTTGGTATAAGTAGAATCTTTAATTATTTGAATTTCTTTTCTAATTTTAGTAAGTTCTCTACCATCCCCACATCCTTTAAAGAAGGACAATAATGTAATTACCAAGACAATAGTTGTAAAATTTTTTTGTATAAAATTTTTCATAATTCTTTATTTTTTTATTTTTTATTACTCTAAATATAATTAATATACTTTATAAATACACCCTTTATATATAATCAAACAATGTTGACGATTCGTTTCGTAATTTTCTTAATGATTTTTCTTTTATTTGACGTACTCTTTCTTTTGTAAGTCCAAAATCTGTCCCAATATCTTCTAATGTTCTATTATTTCCTGATAATCCAAAATAATCTTCAATAATTATTCTTTCACGATTATCTAAAACATCCATCATCTCAATAAGTTTCTTTTTTAAAGTATCCTCAGTTGATAATCCTGCATCAGCAAGTTCGGCGTTTGGATTGGTCAATATATCCAATAAAGTATCCCCATCTTCATTTAATGGATTATCTAAGTTAATTGTATATGGTAAAGTTGCAAATTTATCAGATAATGGTGCTCCTGTAGATTCCAAATCTTTTTTTGCTCTATGTAACTCTTGAACTACATTAACTGGAAGACGAATGGTTCTTGCATTTTCGTTTAAAGATTGTAATATAGATTGACGAACCCACCACACAGCATAAGAGATAAACCTTAACCCTTTAGTCCAATCAAAGTTTTCAATCGCCTTCATAAGGCCGTAGTTTCCTTCTGCAATCAAGTCAGACAAATCTAAACCTTGATTTTGATATTGTTTACTAACCGTAATAACAAATCGAAGATTACCTTCTAATAATTCTTTGTGAATTTTTTTCTTTTCTTGTTCTGTTATATCAGGGGATAAGATTTTTTTTGCAAGTTCTTTTTCTCTGTCAGGAGTCATAACTCGAATTCGTCTAATATCTTTAAGATATCCTGCAATCTCTTCTTGGTTAATTGGAATTGATGATTTTTCTTTCATTTTATTTTTTACTATAGTTATCTAATATTGCTTTTTCATATGGAGTAAGCAAATTAACTCCGTGTTCATTAATTTTATCCAACAATTGGTCTAAAGTTGGTTCTTGTAAATTTTTCTTCACTTCATTCAATAAAGTTGTTACTTTGTCATAAAATTCATTATCGTCATAATCAGTATCAAACCTATTATTAGGAGTAATATTAATCTTAAACGAACACTCTGAATCATTATCTAAGTCAAATAAATGTTGTTTCATGTCATCTTCCATGAATACTAAAACATCTTTAGTATTTTCTAATAACATAAACGAATTATAAAAATCGTAAGATAGTAATGTTAAAAAATCATTAATATCAGATATTTCAAATTCGGACGCAAAATGAAAGATAATAACACCACTACGGTATTGAAATTTTAAATGTGTTGAATCAACTATTGGTTCTAAACAATTAGCAATCTCTTCACAATCTTTTGATTCAAAATCACCGAATACAGTTAATAAATATTTTTTCATATTTTTTTTTTATTTAGACAAAGATAGTATAATTTATTCAAACTCTTTTAGAATATCCAATAATTTGATAAAAATCTTTTTTACCATCACAGTATTCTTTTACTAATTGGAGTAGATTTTTAAACATGAATGCACCTGTAGATTGTTTTTCACACTTTGAGAACAACTCAACCAAAGAAGTTAAAGTCTTAATACTATAATATCCACTTCCATTTAATCTTCCGTATTTATCTTCCATTAACTCAAGAATCTCTAATTCATAGTTATTTCTTTCTTCGATTGTAATAAATGGTTTAGTATTATCATAAAACTCAATCAAATCTTCAATATAAGATGATACTAAAACTTTATTATATTCCGCTTTAACCAACAAATCAACAATCCAGTGGGTATGTGAAGGTGTACGTAATCTTTTACCCTTCTCTTTGTACTTTACAATAAAATCAAGGTCAGGATTCTCCCCACGATTTCCTTGATAAATGGCGACTTTGGTATCATTATCAGTTGTCCAATATTGGAGGGGTTTATGGTTAACACCCTTCTTGTTAAAACATAATTCTTTCATAAGTTATTTTAAAATAATATCAGATAATCCCTCAACTTTAATTCCACATGCCAAATAAGTTTCATAGTTTAAATAAGTTGGATTCTTCTTCGCAAAAGAAGTGACTTTTGAATGTTCTTCTTTAGATAGTTTAACCGTTGAAGAATATTTTTTAACAATATTAATGAACATATCCAAACTCATTTCAGGGTTTTTTTCAAGTTCTGCAAAGACAAACTTAAGACCTTTACTTCTTTGTATATAGTGGTCGTCAACCAAATCTGTTTTATCTAATTTTTTAGCTCCTTCAGATAATAATCCTGTTTTATAAAATTTACAACCAGTTAAATCCCAAAGTGGATTTCTGTTTCTAACAAAAAAAGCTCTCAACTTAGTTTCATCATTTTTAACTTGGTTGTATCGGGTCACTAACACTTTAAAATCTTCTAAAGTTTCTTGTGCATTAAATAATTGGTTTTGGTTTAGTGTCATGGTCGTATCGTTATCCAACAAATATACGGAAAAAACAATAAAAAAATATTTTTATTGTGAAACTTTTGAAATATTATCGGTTTTTGTGATTTTAACAATATTATCCGCCCAATTTGATATAAGCGGGTTATGAGATATTACAAAGATTTTCTCAAAGTAATCCTTCAACTTCATAAAGAAGTCCCCAACCATTTCTAAGTTTTCATTAGAAACCTTACCCCAAGTCTCATCGTAAACCGAAATGTTAGGTTTTGGAAGTGAACATACCTTTGATAATACCGCTCGGATTGCAAGAGCTCCAATTGTCTTTTCATATCCTGAACCAGCAGTCATTGGTTTTTCAATCCCTGTACCGTTATCAATCATGATAAAGTCAACCTCATTCTTGTCGTTAATACGAATCTCCAAGTTAAAGAAACAAGAGTCCTGAAGAAGTCTTTGAAGTTCAGAGTTAATCAACGGCATCATGGTTTTCATAATCACCTTTGTAATTCCATTCTTACCAAATACCTCAACATACATCTTGTAAATCTTTTCACGTTCAAACTCTTCGGCAATCTTTAAGATTATCCCATTGTTTTTTTCAATACGAGAATAAAAATTTTCAATTTGGTTTTGATTGTTGGATTGAACTTTTTCGTATCCACGTTTTTCGTTAATCAATTCATCAATTCTTAATCCAGCTTTAACCGATTGAGTATCAATCTCATTGTTCTTCTTAATCTTGTCTTGAACTTCTTTGTATCGTTTAAGTTTGTCTTTTGCTTGACCTAATTTTAATTCACTTGATTCCAATTGAACCTCGTATTTTTCTTTAATAAGTTTGTTTCTTTCATACTCATCAAAGTCTTTTTTAAGTTGCACAAAACTTTGTTCTTTGCTTGATAAAACATGCATAAGTGTGGTTTTTGTGTTTTTTTGCACAATTAAACCATCAAGTTCTGTAATTTTTGTGTTGGTGATTGCGGCATTCATTAACTCAATTCCACAATGAGAACATTTAATTCCACCCTCTACTTCAGATTTTAATTTATTTATTGATTCAATTTCAGTATCAAGTTTAATAGTCTCTTTATAAACTTCATTATATTGTTCTTTAACCTCATCATGTTTGTCTTCATGATAAAAATCTTTTGGTTCCACAATCTTAACCTCTTTGATTTGACCTTTAAGTGTTTCACAAGAACCTTCAAAATCTGTGATGTCTGATTGTAATTTAAGTGGGTTTAAGACAATAAGTTCTTGGTCTATGTCACTATACTTTGATTTCAACAAGTTATCTTTGTAATCCTGACCTTTCTGTAATCTCAAATCAACATCTTTAATTTTTAAATCAGATTCTTCAATCTCAGTTTTAAGTTTTTGAATTTGTTCCGTTGAGCTATCATTATCTTGTTTCAAAGATTCGGTATTGTACACATTGGATAACATACCCTTTGAGAATTCAGAATAGATTTCTTTACCAGTCTCTTCTTTCTTTTTTAAGAACTCAAGTCCCAAAAACCTACTTAACACCTGCCCACGAGCAGTTGGTTTTGCATCCAACAAATCTTCAAGATTTGATGCCGTTGTTACAATTGTCATCAAGAAGTCATCCATACTACCAATAGATGTTTTCATGAAATTTTCGGTTTCTCTACGTTGTTCACCAGTAAAGTTCTGAAGTTGTCCGTCAGCTAGTTTCTTGAAGAACTCCAACTCAGTTTTAACATTCCATTCACCAGCTTTAGATTTTTTTCTTTCAATCTTACGAGCAATGATATACTCTTCACCGTCAATAATAATGTCACCCTTAACAACTACCGTGTTTTTCTCGGTAAATCGATTGAAGATTTCTTCAGCTTTCTGTGTTTTTGTTGTTGTGTTAAAGAATAAGAACAATAGCAAGTCCACAGTCAATACCGTTTTACCTCCAAAATTTGGTGGGTCTGATTCAACAACTGTAATACCATTGCATTGGTCAAAGTCAATGACTTGGTTCTCACCATAAGATAAGAAGTTACTAAACTCAATTTTCTTGATATGCCATTTCTTAAATGCGGTAACTTCAACATCGTTGGCTGTCAGTCTATTTTCAACCGCAGAATCAATTCCCATCACTTGGTCATAATATTGTTCTTGACCTTTAGACTCCAACATTGACTTGATAAGTTCTTTTTGGTAATTCTTATCCATGATGTTAACTGATACATCAATTGTTTGTTGTGTGTCATCTGTGGTCTTAACCTTCGTTATGACATTGGTGTTGGTTGAATTATATTTCTTTTGAAAATATTGTTTGACTGATTTGATTCTTTCTTGTGTGAAGTTCTCTGGTGTGTCTTCCCATACCACTTGTATATAAGGATTCTCCAACAATTCTACGTCTAATTTTGTCGACATTTGTTTGTAATTAAATTTTGGTTGTGGATTGAATAAATCCCATTTCATTTTATTGGTTTTGTGTTTCTCCTGACATTTCCGTCTCACGTTGTTTTGTTAATTCCGCAACTTGTCTTTTCATTGACTCTTGGAATAATTTTTGCATTGCACTGTCCGCCGCTTTCATTTTTTGATTTCTCTCTTGAATTTTTTTTCTGTGTTCTTTGTCTTTTTTTCCCATTTGTTTTTGTTTTTAATTATTCATTAGATGATGGTCGATTCATTTCAAACCACTCAATTATTGCATTGATTGCCCATACGGAACCTGAAGCTAACATAGCGTCAAAAAACCATGATACCCATGGAGTAACTCCAAGTATTTCGTGTACTGGTGAATAAATTGAAATGGATAAAAACCATCCACAATGAAATCCAAAACACATCATACATTTAATCATATTGGATATAAAGACCCAAAACCCATTAAAGGGTATAAATTTATCTGCCGACCATCGGTTGATTGCATTTCTTGGTCCATTAAAAATGCTACCGTAAACAACGATATTACTTAATCCATAAGCAATAATCATCCATAATATTAATTGTGTCATATTTTTTTATTTGTATAATTTATCGTCCAGGTTTGACCCTTTTAAATAGACGGCTTGTTTATTTTCTTGGAACTTTTGAATCTCTTGAATTGTCAGTTCCAATTCTTTTATTTTTTTGTCTTTCTCCAAAGTTTCTTGTCTAACTTTAGTTAAAGTATTTTGTAATGCATCAAGTTTAGACTTTAATGAATTGTCCGTTATTTCCTTCTCTACGACCAATTCCACTATCTTTTCAACTGGTGGTTTAGATAAATGTTCGTCTAAAGTTCGTCTAAGTTCATCTAATTCTTCATCCTTTTTAGACATTTTATTGTGGAAAATATTTTCCATTTCTGTTGTTTTAGTAGAAAATAATTGTCTTTCATTTTCCAACTTGGCAATTTTTCCGCCAAGTTCGTTTATTTGAATATCATCAGTAGTATAAATTATTTTCTCAACCACTCTATCTACAGGAACCTCTTTAACCACTTCAACAATTTCAGGTGGTCTATTCTCCAACTGTTGTATTTTTAACAACAGTTCATTTATTTTAGTATCATCAGTTACATTAACAATTCGTTCAACTATCTTCTCAACTGGTACTTCCACCCGTTTTTCAACTGGAATCTCAACATACTCAATCTTGATAACCTCTTTAATAACTTCAACAGGTATTTCCACAAGTTTTTCTCGGATTACCTCGATTTCCACACGTTTTTCCTGAATTCCACCCGTTTTTAAGTCTTTTTCACCATTATTATGTGTTTTTCCCAACAAACCATACTTTTCAATCGTGAACCCTTCCAAGTAAGATTTTTTGGCAATCTCCTCAGGTATAAACTTATTTAACCCACAATATCGGGTTAAGTCTTTGTACTGATTTGAATCAAGTTCAAGGGTGATGTTCATTAGTAGTTTGTCAGTTTTTCTGTTCCATCAACTAAATTATCAATTGAGTTAATATAGAACGATAAAAATGGTTTAGGGTTTGGTAAATCAACAAAGTCATACTCGTCTTTCTCAATATCATAAACACCATAACCATGTTTAGTGATTTTCTCCCCAAAGTTTTGTTGAATAGTTGAACCAATCATGTAGGCTTTCTTTTTACCAGGAATGTCAAACACTTGTCGTTTGTGAATATCACCACATAAAACCAAATCACATCCACTAAATTTGTCTACGTCAAACCCATCTTCAAACTTGTATCCGACATCGGTATACAACCCTTGGATAGGCCCGTGAAATAATCCAATGTTCTTCTTGTCTGACTTTTGAATATCAGGTGGAATATTATGTTCCATCAAAGAGTAAACACACCAGTTCACATTTTCGTCTTCATACACTCCACGATTTTTCAAATAAGTAATTTGGTCGTTCTTTAATGAATCGATAATAGGAGTGAGAGCATCCAACCTTGTGTTGTTGTTTTCAAGGAAATCATGATTTCCAATAATAACCACAGTTTTGGCAATTTTAGCACATTCAGATAAAACCCAAGCAACGAATTCAACCAATTCGGGTGTCATTTGATTTTTTGAATGTACCAAGTCTCCCGTGAAAACAATACGGTCTGGTTGTAATGTTTCCCACTCCTTTAACGCAGTTTGAAGAATACTACGATATAACTCGTGGTCTTTAAACAATCTGACGTGTAGGTCTGAAAAATGTATTAGTCTTTTAATCATAATATTGAAAGGTATCGGTCTCCTCTATCACAAAGTATAGTAAAAATGTTTGTCTTATCAAACTTTTGTCCATATTTAACTGAAGCCAAAACGTTTGCTCCTGCAGAAATTCCAACAAAGATTCCATAATCTTTAGATAATCTACGACTCATTTGAGTCGCCTCTTCTGTTGATATTGTAATAATGTGGTCAACAAAATCTAAATCAACCATAAACTTAGAACCATCTCCAATTCCCTGAATCCCATGTAATCCTGATTCTCCTCCACTCATTACTGGTGACTCTGAAGGTTCAACCGCAACAATTTCCATATCATAATAAAAATTTTTAAGTGTTTCTCCCGCCCCCATTAGTGTTCCACCAGTACCAGTTCCTAATACAAATGCTGATGGTCTAATTTTATTACTAATTGCCTGATACATTAGTTCAACACCTGTTCCCTCTTTATGAGCCTCTATATTCCAAGGTGATGCAAATTGATTTCCATTAAACCATCCATTTTTTTCTGCCAACTCATCTCTTAATTTAATTGCAGAATCAAAATCACCAGGTCCAACTTCAATAAGTTCCGCACCATAAAGACGTAACATTTTTTTACGTTCTTCACTCATGTTAGATGGCATTACAATAACACATTTAAACCCCATTTCGGCACAATACATAGCAAATGAAATACCAGCGTTTCCACTGGTTGCTTCAACAACGGTACCTCCTTTGGATAATAAACCATTCTCAACCGCTCGTGTCAAAATGTTTTTGATTGGTCTGTCTTTAACAGAACCAGATGGGTTCATAAATTCAGCTTTACCCCAAATAATAACACCATCAATATCAATAGGGATAAGTGGGGTTTGACCCACTTCTAAATAATTTTCCAATTTAAATTAAGTTTAATCGTTTAGGGTAATCTTTGGTGTTTCCGCTTCATTAAAAGGATTGAATCCTTTATTGATATGTCCGCATAAATCGCATTTGTAAATTGGGAAGGGAACAATAGTATCTTCTGCAGAACCAGTCAACAGTTTTGATACTTTCTTAATGTAAATCACCTCTCTAAAGTAGATACTTTCACATTTCTCACATTTGATAGTTTCACTATCTCTTAAATTAACTTTTGGTGTTAAATCGCTCATTTTTGTTTTTTTATAAGTTTAATCAATTAAGGTTATTTTGTCAAATATTGTTTAACATTCATATTCATAATGATATTAACAACATCTTGAGGGACTTTGTATTCATCATACAAACAATCTTCTTTAAGGTGTGAAATAACACAACCATAGAGCTTGATGTTTTCATACTTACTACCTTCCAACATCTTCAACAATAACTTACCATAAAGTGGTAATTGAACATAGTAGTGACCAAGTGCGGTATCATCATATTTAGTGAATGGTGGTAACATTTTCTTGGTGTACTTGGTTGAAACAAAGTTCTTTGTCTTATTTGTTTTCCAGTCTGTGATGACAATTCCATATTCAGTTTTGTCACGGTTCATCATCAACCACACTTTATCGGGTTGACCTGTATATCCAAGTTCAGGATGACCCAGAACCATTTCAGTATCAATCAATACCGCTCCTCGTTCTTCCATAAGGTCAAGGTATTTTTTACCAGCAATAATCATGTTGTCACCCTTCATAATTTGACTTAAATCACATTTGAATTCAGGTTGTCTTACATTCTTATAACTTCCGTGTTTTTTGATAACCTCATTCTCCAACACAAAGTGAACTCGACTACCCATATTGGTAGAATAATCACCAGCTGCGGCCCATTCCTCAATCAACTCTTGTTGACGTTGTGGGTCACCACCAGCAACTTTTAAAGAAATTTTTTCAGTCTCAAACTCTGTGTAGAATTTCTTTAATACTTTGGATACTGACGGATAATCAGTTTTTCCATTCATAGTATATATGTGGTTTTCTTCCTCAAAAGTTAAACCAAGTTCGGTTTGTTTTTGTGAAATAATCTCTCTTATTTCTTTAACAACATCATTTAATTTCATAGTAATATTCATCTATTTGTCCTCGTAAATCGGCAACATCCATTCCCTTTGGAGGTTTAATTATTTTTATTTTATTATATAATCTACCACCGTTGAGGGTGTGGTATAGTTTTAAAGCATCACTCTGAGCATCTTCATCAAGACAAATTATTAAATTACCATTAGCCCTTTCATATAAAGTTTCAAATAATAACTTGCTCATCTTTTTACCCAACATCACAATGGAGTTATCCAAGAAGAATCCGTCAAATGCCCCCTCAACCAAATAAACATCCTTGTTCCAATCAATCAACCCCTCGTTGAATATGATTTCGTCTTTAGCCGCTGTGGGGTTCTTGTATTTCATTTTTTTTGGAACGAACGACCTTGCAATAAAGTAATTCAAAGTCCCTTCTTTATTGAATGATGGAACAATAATACGATAAGCAAAATCACCTGTAGCCGTATAACCAATCTTATACTTCTTAATTATGTCATCCGTGATACCTCTTGATTTAAGGTAGTTCATCGCTTCGATGTGTGGAATAAATCTTGCGTTGGAATCTTCAAATGTTGTGTAACCCTCAGGTAATTTTAACTTTGGTTTCTTCTCATCTTTTTGTTTTAATTCCTCAGGTTTAATAAGGTTATAAACTTTCTTCTGTTTCTTGGTGGCATGTTTATCAAACAATTTACCTAATGGTCCTTGGGTTCCGTATGTCTCACCACAAGACCAACACTTGTATACGTGTTTTGAATAGTTAATTTCAAGGTTACCCTTTCCGTCTCCACCGTCTAATCCTTTCTCATCGGCGCAAACAGGACAGTCAAAAGATATTTGACCTTTAGATTCATAGTGTTGTTTCTCACGACCCAACACATCTCTAAGTAACTCCACTAAAATCTCTACCTCATCTGACATACACTAATTATAGTAAATTTTTTTGGATTACCTACAATCGTGGGTGATTACTATTCCAAATGCTAATAATATTTTTTCTCCACCATTTTTTAATAGGACTTTCATCCTTAAATTTTTTGTTAATGATATATTCACATATCGTAAAAACTACCACTAATAACAACATAGTTGCCCAACAAATCAAAATTAAACCCATGTTATTTTTTTTAAATTTTGTGTAAATTTAATATTAATTCCAAAATAAACTGCATGAGCCTTTATCTCACTTAATATGTGTCGTTTAATTAATTTATTAATTTTTATTTTGGAAACACCTTTTTGAGAATAAATTTCAGATGAGAGCCATTCTTGTCCACCAAAAAGACTTGTCTTAGCAAAAATTTCTCCTTTGAATTCAATATCAATTTCATCAGAAAAGGGGTATTTTCTGAAGTTTGTAATTTTGAAAGAACCTCTTAATTTTTGATTTGTGGGGTTAATTTTATCACCAGAAAACTTTTTGATTATTTTCTTAATTGCTTTAGTTTCATCATTATTAATTACATATCCCATAGAACAAAGATATGTAAAATATTTTAATCTACCAAATTTCTTTTAATTTCATATAACCAAGAGCTGCCGAATAAGCATCTGTTTGGTCAAAATTTTCTTTTTTAAGTGTATTGTTTTTGGTATACAACCAAGTAATTTGTGGTTCCATTTTTGCAACTAATTCCCAAATAACCACTTTCTTATCAATATCTTTTGGAAGTCCGCCAAATAAAACATACTTACCTTTATCGTTTTTTTGGACTAAATGTGGGAATGCAAACTTTCTTGAATTATAAGTTGATATAAATTTTGGTACAACACCAAGAATGTCATACACGTCTTTACACACTAAGGTATTAAACCTCATTAATGTTCCAACAGTATAAACATTGTTTGAATTTAATAATGGTTCCTCAATTACAACATGCGTAATACCCATATCAACATATTCTTGTAATTTTTGTTTAAAAATATTACTTTTAAGCATTAACTCCTCAATCTTATCTTCAACTTTTGGTTTTGGGGTTGGCGAAATATGTGTTAATTCCAATAATTCTCTATTCTGAATGTCAAACAATGCAATTCCAATTGTTCGAGTAGAAACATCTAATCCTAAAACTTTAGGATTATCTTTTAACTTATTTTTAACCATATTTTTTTTTTAATTTTATTCGTCATATTCCCATTTAAACTCTCAAATGATTTTATGATGATAAACATTTCTATAAACTTCGGAAATATGTTTAATTTGTAAAGTCTTTTGTATTAATGATATTGAATCCCAAATTAAAAATCTAATTTAACCACAAGTTGTTGGATACCTTGTCTTAATTCTGGTGACTGTAATTTAGAAATAACCATAAGGTCATAATTAGAATCATACAAAGCAATTTCAGTCATATATGAAGTGGTTCCAGGAGACCATGTTGGATTTGACGTATTAGTAAATTGATTATTACCAAGATTTATAAGGTATCTCATTTCGTAAATTGTTGCACTAATGTCTGTTTGAAGATTACCATAAAAATAATATTCATCCCCAAAATTTAATATTTCTGGGTATCCATTTTGTGGTATGTTAATATAGTTAGCTAAATTGTATATTGTTGCACTATTATACAATTCATTAGTTATCTGAAATGTATTTGTAGTTAATCCACTGGCGGTTAAATATCCATTAATAGTTGAACCACTTAGTTCATTTGTAAAATCAATTTCTCTCCACAATGTTGGATTTGGTTGTCCTGTCCCATTAACAACTTGACACAAAATTTTAAATGAATTTGCAGAATATCCCGAAAGACTTCCTTCAGATAAAAATGGAAATTCATTTCCAAATCTAACCGATACGTTTTGAGACTGAATTGTACATCCAGTTGACGGTCCAGTAATAACTGAGTAATAGTTACAATGTAGTGAATCGGTAAATTTTTCAGAATCTAAACGGTATGTTACCCACATTCTTTGGATATCATCTGTCAAAATGCCAATTGAACTTTGTCCTGGATTACATATGTTTGGTAAAATTAACGCTACATCTGGCGCAGTTAATGTCCAATTTCTATTTGCCTTATACGACATTGCAGCAATAATTTCTTCATCATCAATAATAACAATCTCTTGGTCAGGAAATACTTTACCAACTCTATTTAAGTTACCGTTAGCGTCAGGATTAGTATCCCATAAATGATAATATCTAATGCCAGGGTCATTCATATCGGCATTTTTAGTTGATTTAATATAGTATGGTTTACATAAATCATATCCTGCCGGGTCAATATAGAATGTTTCTCCTATTGTTGGGGTTGATGATTTATGCCACATTAAGGTTGGTAATGTTAATTTAAAGTGTCTTGCTAATCCTGTATCATCGTTAGGGTTTTGTGGGTCAAAAGGAATTGTTGAAAATTTTTCACCGTATACATTATCAATACCTTGGTTGGTATAATGAATTATTGCAATAGCCTTTTGTTCTTCAGGTGTTACAACAATTTTATTGTCGAATGAATTATAGTAATAAACTTCACTTGTATCAGTTTGACCTGAAGACTCTTGATATCCCAAATATTCTTTAGTTCCCAAATAAGAAATCGAACCATAATTACTATAACTTTCATATTGACTTGTAAATACTCCTGCAGGATTAATAGACCAAGGAATATTCATATTCCAAATTAAAGTATCTTCACGATTTGAAACATCACAAGGAGATTCAAAATTAAGTGTGTCGGTCTGCCAATAAGGTTCAGGTGTTATTGTATCATATAGTTGAGTCATACCTGAGGGATAAACCAAGACTCTGGCCATATTACCATTAACAGCAATTGACGAATAATCAGGAACATTTCTATCTAATGTTAAGGTAAATAATGTAGTGCCGGTGGTACCTATACTTGGTAAAATGTTTTGTATTCTATAAGTTAAAATTGGGTAAGTACTGAAATTACCACATCCACCATTACCATCCATAATAATTGTAATATAATCATTAATTGATGGTGTTCCTGAAGTAATAGCACAAAATGATGGGTCAAGTTGAATGTCAATAGTGTCTTGACCTATTAATGTTGTCATATCAACCCAATAGTTTGATGTTACAGTATATTGAGAACTTGTTTGTGCCGACCAATTACCAAAAGTTCCGCCAGTTACAAAAAAACCTTTATCTCCCGCAGAATTATAAACAGGTTGGATTTTATTGTCTAAAAATGGAATTCCGTATGTACCACCACTTCCTCCTTGGATATAATATGGATATTTAATATTCTGTTTGTTTGATTGTGGTGAGCCCGTATCATTTTGAGCATTAAATGCCGGCATTAAAATATTATTATTGGTAATGTTATAATTTGTTGCCGCATTATAACTAACCTCACTATCACCTATTTGAAAATAAGAGATTGAAAAATTTCCTTGTGAAACATTTCTTCTTCCAACATCAGTAAATCTGGTGTTAATTAATCCTGATGTATTTTTTATAATGTAAGCCATTTGTTATAAATATAATTATTATTTTTTATTTTAAAGTTATTGTACAGCGGCGGGACTTATTGTATGATTAGTAACTCCTTGTCCTGTAGGATTATTAATAACATTTGAACAAATATCACCTAAAAGTATAGGTTGTGATGTTGATACTAATATACTTTGAATTAATTTTGTAGCACAACCGTTACTACCTACTAGTCCTCCGTTAGTTAATCTTAATTGTGACAATGAAGTACCATTGATTACATCATTATGTCCAATTGTTAAGTTATACACTTGTGATTTAGTAATTTTAGTTTGATTATATGGAGCACAATTAGGTCTTGGATTTACTTCATTTAATGATGTAATAATTGTTGCTGGTACTATACCATTTTGATAAACAATTGTACTTCCAGAAATTGTACCTGTTCCAGGTTCATTAAATTCTTGAACCATATTAATATTTAAGTTAAACGATATTGACACTCCAACAGGGATTGGTGGTGTAACATTAATTTTCCAACTAGCAACTCGATTCTTTTGATTTGTTGCAGGACTAGTATC